CCACGCCACCGGCTTCGCCTCGCTCTGCGCGGCAAGGGCGGCCAAACGCAGCGAATTTATTTCCGATTGCGCGTCGTCCATCACCCTTTGGGCCTCACTGCGCTCGATCCAGTTTCCAGATTGGTCCGCCGATCTGCGCACGCTACCGCGATGCAGAGAAAAACTATAAGGCTGGATGGCGCACAGGCGGTCCCAATAATCGAAGCCTTCCCGATTGCCCGACTCCGCAGGTTTGACCCGTGCGTCTGGTTGCAATCCTGCGCTTAACGCAATCGCATCCATTTCAGCAAACTGGGCCTCATCTAACAATTCTGTGAGTCGGCGCATCATCGCAAAAAGGGCGTGTCTTAAACGCTGATTTTCAATGTCTACCCGCTTCACTGCATCCGCATCGGCCTGGGCGTATTGCACCGACTTCGCCTCGCTCTGCGCATCGGGATTTGCTTCGCCTCCCTTGGTGGCATCTGAAATACGGCTCGCACGCCCGCTGCAATTCATGACACAGGGTCCGCCATCGCAATCGAAGCATTTATTGTGTGCAGCGACGATCTCGCTAATGGCTTCGCTCATACCTTCATCTCCACCGATGTATGCAATGCAATCTCGTCCAGCATAGATTGACCACCCCCGCTCGGGGTTTGAGCCATGCCAGCGCGCGGTCCACGCCACCGGCTGCGCGGGGGCAGCGCTGGGCGCGGCAAGGGCGGCACTGCACAGGTCCTCGATAACGCCGCGCCAAATAACAGAACCTTCGTTTGTGATCCATCTCCATGAATTCTTTGGGGACGATACAAGGTCCTTAATCTGCTCCAGCGCGTCTCGCATAGCATCGTTACTCATGACAATCCCCCTTGTTCGCGGCGGAGATAGCGAAGTCGATGGACACATTCCATTCCGATTCAGTCATGTTGCGGCGTCCTTTCCTGACGTCCTCTGGAACAGCGATTAACATTGCTTCAGAAAAATCAGCGTTATTAGATACGGATGCAATTCGCAAAGCCCTGCATCGCTTCGCATCCGCTTTCAACGCCTCCGACTGCGCGGGCGCGGTAATAAGCGCGTCAACTGTATCGCGATTGAATCCCGGCATTGCGGGTAACGCCGCTACAACATCTTTCGGGATTGCGTCGATGTATTCGAGCGCTTGTATCAACGCCTCCGACTGCGCTTCCCTAAGCTCAAGCGCTTCCGCAGCATTCAAAACAGCAGCGCGGTCTTTGAGCCAAAGCGCTCTCATATCGATAGCGCGCAGCGCTTCTGCTAGTTGTTTGTTGTTCATATCGACTCCATTACACTTTCGATGAAGACTTTCGCAGCTTCGGCGTTGATCGCGTTGCCTGCGGCGCGCAGTTGAGCCAAATGCTCGGTATCGCCATCAACCAAAAGGACAAGGCCGGGTTCACGCAGCCGGATGCGGCCGTCTGGGCAGATAACCCGTTCCATGTCAGCCCACGGCACGCGCCTGGGAGAGTCGCTACCGGCCTCTGCTTGTTGCCCGCTGAGTAGCAATGTGTACGATTGCTTGCATCTGTCACGGTTGGCGTCGGCCACCCAATACAATCTGTCTCGGAGGTGCGGCGCACCGACGCCCGCAGACGGGAACGGGATACACCCGAAGGCGTAACCCAGGCTTTCCACGTCAGCGTGTACAAGGTCGATCCAAGCGTCTGCGTCTTTGCTCGCAACCTGCTCTCCAAAGACAATTGCAGGACGGCACTCTTTGATGAGCTGGAAGAAGGCGGGCCATAGGTGCCGCTCGTCAGCAAACCCAGCGCCTTTGCCTGCCGCGCTGAAAGGCTGGCAGGGGCAACTTCCTGTCCAAACTGGTTGATCATCAGGCCATCCCGCTTGTCGCAGGGCGTAGGACCAGACGCCGATACCGGCGAAGAAGTGGCACTGTGTGAAACCTCGCAAGTCGTCTGGACTGACATCTTCAATGCTCCTTTCGTCTACTTCGCCGGGCGCGATGTGTCCGGCTTCTATCAAGTTACGCAACCACGCTGCGGCGTAGGGGTCTATCTCGTTGTAGTAGGCGGCGGTCATGTGCAGCCCGCTTCTGCTAGTTGTTTGTTGTTCATGGTTTTCTCGGTTAGCCAGCGCTTGAAAGGTCTTCGCGACGGTCGCGATAGGCTTGGTTCAACTCTTCAAGGGCCGGTCCTTCCGGCAGTTCGCGCATGTCATCTGCGATCAGGTCTAGCACATCCAAATCCTTGCACTCGGCGATGCGCTTTTTGACGGTGTCGATGTCGAATGTGGGCGCATCAGGTGTCGGGTTGTTTTCCAGTGCAGGCGCATCTTGATCGTCGCTATCGTCGCCTGGAGTGGGAGTGACGTAATCGCCTTCAAGCACGTTATCTAGCGCTTGCGAATGTCCGCGTGCCGACAGGTCATCTAGGTCCGCCGCATGGGCCAGTTCGATGCTGACCGGCAGATATTTCACGAGACGGCGAAGCACGGTCTTGCGGCCCATCTCCGCGAAGTGCGCGCCCCACGGCGAATCCTCGGTCTTGCCAAAGCGCTTGGCGGTCTTCCATCCCTGCGAGTTATCGCGGATCTGAAGGATCTGATCCTTGCTCATGACCTCGAATGCATGGCCGCCGCCGACCAGCTTGGCCACCGCATAGAAGGCGACGATATCGCCGCGTTCACTCATGGCGGGCCGGTGTGTCAGCTTTTCGTCCAGACCGTAGGCATAGTCGAAGTCATCCTTCTCGCAAACCTCGTGCGCGGCGATGCTCACGATCTGACCGGACCGGCGCGCGAGGTCTACGAGGCCCTTGTAGCCAAGCACGATCTGCACTTCGGTGATGCCCTTTTTCCGGTTCTCGAACGGGATCAGGTATGCGTGCCCGAGTGGCGTGTTCGGTTCGAGCCCCAATTGCGAGCATTGCACGATGGCCCCCATCAGTGTTTCCACCTTGCATCCCATCAGCTTCGGCGTTGTGCGCAGCGCGCCGAGAGCGATCTTCAGCATCCGGTCCGGGCTGACGTGGCGCGGCAGGATAGCGGCCAGCATGCCTTTTTGCGATTCGAAGAACTGCTTCACGTTACCGATACCAGCATCTGCGGCGACCATTTGCGATGTCTGCTTTAGCATCGCCAGATTCGTTTTTTGCGGTTGTGCCACGATCATTCCTCGTCTATTTGCTTGAATGCCCAGGCGGGCAGGGTTTCGATGCTGATTCCGTCGCCGTATCCGGGCCACACGCCAGTTTCGATGCAGCGTTGATAGGTAGACAGGTCCCGCTTGTACAAATCCCGTCCTGCCGCGATTGATGCTTCGTCCAGCATTACGACGCTCGCGGCATATGGCCATTCGGTCTCGACGGCCAGGAACAGGAAGCCGCGCACCTCGGTTTGTGCCGCCGCCTCGTAGCCGTCGCTATAGAAGGCGGCTTGAACGTGGTAGCGCTTGCGCGCGATCTGGCGCTTGAACTCGGCGGGGCTTGCGTCGCTGTAGGTTTTGACGTCTAGCAGCACAGCGCTTTCGCTGTACGGATGCACCCAATCCGGCCTGCACCGGCACAGCGCGGCGGTGTCGGCGTCTTTCCAGAAAGCAGACACTTCCGGCCTCCCGGAATCGAGGACATCGCGCACGTCGCTGATACGACGCACGGACTCAGCTTGATGCATTGCGGTGGCGTGCTGCTCTGGCTTGATTCCTATCTGACCCGGACTTAGCGTTTCTTCAAATGCTTTCCATTCTTTTGTTGCGCGCGTGGTGACTTTTGGCCCGACGACATATCGCTTATCGAACTCGTGCGGCTCCAAAATCGCAGCGTGCGCAAGGCTGCCCTCCAACTGACCAGCCTTTGTCGCGCGCGGTGGCCGTGCCGGATCAAACGTCCAGGCGTAGAACTTCGCTGCGGACTGCGCGATCAGATCGAGTCCCGACTTCGATACCTCGGTCGTGCGCGAGTGGTAATCCTCGATCGACATGTGCGGGTCGACGTGCGGCATAAACGGTGCGCGATCCATTACAGGAATCCTCCGAGCGAAAGGGCGTTCCACGCGGCCAGGACCACCAGCATCGCCACCGCGCCCGCCACAAACGAGCCCCAGTGAATGCGGCGGCGTGGGGCAGTGCGCTCGATTTCGTAGTCGGGGGTCATTGCTCAGCCTCGCTTTGCTCGTCCTGCTCTGCGTCATCAGGCAATTCGCCTCTCTGACAATTCATGCCGCCACAGTGCGGGCATTCGGTGTGCGTGAGGTTTGAGAAAGCGCCCATCCAACGGATTCCCGCCTGGCCGCAGCGCTCGCAGATCATCGTCATGTCACTCACCCCGCGCCCTTGCCAACAATCCCGGCGCATCGATTTCCATCGGCATTTGCCCGACCTTGCTTTCACTCGGAATTAAGTCAGTATCTTTCGCGAACAACAGCCAGATCAGATAATCAATGTCGCGTTGCTCCCAATCACCCGGCGTAAATTTCGTCTCACTCATCAAATCTCTCCACACAGGCCGTTCCGCACACAATGCAATGCGCATCAACGATCGGCCCGCACACAGTCAAATGCTCGACACGCTCAAACCGACGTCTAGCGCGGCAGAACGGGCACCAAGCAAGCTCAGGGTCAACGTAGTACCGCGCGTGATCCTCGGGGGCGTAGTCGAAGCGGAACATGTCAGGCTCTCGCTTGTGCCGCAGCATCGCCAGAGAACACCATCGCGGCATTCGCGCTGTACCGGGCGAACATGTCGCCAAACAGAGCAACCAGCTTTTCCTGGTTCGTCGAATCGGCAAGCGTGTACGTCTGCGCGAGCGAGGCGGCGAATGAACCGGTCTGGCGCTTCATCAGTTCCAGTGCGCCGTATGTCGGGCGGCAAGCTGATTCCAGACGATCGATTGCGGCTTGGGCGCGGGCGGCTAACTCGCGCATGGCGCGCGCCTCTTGTTGATGGCGATTCTCCTCGCGGCAAGCCTCGCCGTTCGGGGTCATGTCGTAGTACTGGCGCGGCGCGAAACCAGCCAGCGCGGCGTAGACGGGGTTGTGGTGATTCATTTCCGAACTCCCATATTCATTTGGGCGGGCGCACCGTTGCGGGATAATCGAAACGCCGGAGTCCAATCGGCATTTTTCAACCATCTTTTTGCAAGGTGCACCCATGAGCAGTAAAGAAGACAAGGCTTATCAACTCGTCGTGGAGCTAATCCGATCCGGTGCGGTTAAGCTGCCCGATGCAAACGCGAATACCGGGGAGGACCGTTTCTTCGCACGAGGCAAGGAAGCCGCAGCGTACATTTCCGGGATCTATGAGGGCCTTAAGAAGATTGACGAAAAGCCTTAGCCCTAGCCGACTCAGCGTTAGAATGCTCAACCAACGCTGCGTCTAATCTCCGAAGCGCTTGAATCGCTTCGCGCATCGCGTCGTCTATAGGCCAGCTATTAGAAACGACGCGATGAATCGTCAATTGCACGGCAAGAGACTGAATTTCCAAGGAACTAATGACTTGAAATGCGCGCTCTTCCTGCGGGGATATCTTGGTACTCATGTCTTGCTCCGGGTGGGTATGGAGCAAGAATACCTGTGAGGTATATTTGTGTCAATACCTGTCAGGTATATTTTTTGGGCGAAAAAAAACCCTGGGTGCAGGGCTTGTTTACTTCCGTTACTCGATCTCTATTGATGAAGGGCAGGATTGCCCCATGTCATAAAGCTTCGTGAACTCCTGCCCGTTATATTGGTAGTGACAGCGGATCGCACTTTTCCCGGTGACTGTCTGCACAAACTCCTGCTGCCCGGTGAAAAACGCTAAGACATAGGCGTACGCCTCATACGCCACAAAAAATGTACTAGCGCACCCGAAAACAGTCACGGCAAACTTTTTTTTCATGGTTCCCTCGGCGGGTTAAAGAAGAATAATTACAGCAGTCTCGAAGATTTATTTTTGCTGCCGGAAACTCACGTAGATTACGTTTCCTCCTTTTATCACCCGGTTTTACGGACACCTTTGGACGCCGAGTCTTCTTCTATGATCGCAGTAGCAAACCCGTCGATTCGAGCCTTTTTTTCGGGTGGAAGTTGAGAAAATTTCTCCTGCGAAAACGAAAAAGGCCAGTCCCCGATGGAAAGTGCAGATTTGATAAGCGCCTCATTGACGCGGGGATGGAAAATTTCTTTCGCCTCCATTCCGAGGATGTGCTGAACATCCATCCATCCATGCTCACGCCCACACACCACCTCTGCGCGGCGCGCGGTTTTATCGCCAATCTTCTTTGTTGGATTCTTGCCAAGATAGTTGTTTAGCAGTTGGTAGCTCATGCCCATGAATTCGGCGAGCGCTGGTCGGCCTCCGCACTCGGCAGCCAATGCCCTTAGGTTCTGCAAACGTATTTCGTAGATATCCATTTGGAAATTAGACCCTTGTATACCCGTGGGGTAAATCCCCCTGGCAGGAGATTTTTGTTGCCTTTAGATACCTGACAGGTATATATTCTGTGTCATCGACTACCTCACAGGTGATCTGGCATGGATTTCAAGGAGTTCTACCGCTCCCTCCCTTCTGAAAAGCGCGAGCAGTTTGCGCGGATCGCGGGCACATCGCGGGCATATATCGAATGTCATCTAGTGACGCGCCGCAAATTGCCGCAGCGCCCAATGCTCAATGGTCTTGTTAGCGCCTGCGAAAAAATGGGCTCTACGCTGACACGGGAGCAGGTGCTTTCATTTTTTTACGATGAGCCCACCCCCACAACCACAGCGGTGGCGGCGTGAGCATCATCGAAACTCCCGAGTGGAAGGCGCTTATAGCTTTTGGAAAACAGCCAGAAGGTCGGAGGCGTTCCCCAGATCGCCTCGGGCGATATCGGCATAGACCGAGAGCAGCTGAGCGGCGTCTAGCTGCTGTTCGTCTTGGGCCGAGTCAGACAGATAAGTTGCTGCGGCTTGAAGAGAGTCGGCGACTTTTGCGCGCTGCTCTTCAGGCATCGAAAGCGCGACTGAATGGAGAACAACAGTGATCAAGGTCAGTGTGGTTTTTCCAACGGTTTCCATGGGAATCCCTCCGGTGGTGGTTTCGGGTTGTGGTGACTGCGATTCTACGACTGGCCGGGATTCCCGCCATATTTCGCCCGGTGGTGAAGCATGAAGACCTTCGTTTGGGTGATTCTCGTGCTAGAGGGGCTTAACGCACTCAGCCGCATACTTTTTCTCGCTACCGGGAAAGAATTAGTCACGTCCGCCGGTGGCCATGCCGTCAATCTGCTTTCTGCTCTGTGCTTCATTGGCTGGGCCATTGCTCTTCTTGCTGGGGGCGGCGCATGAACACATCATCGCCCGAGGTGGGTGCAATGGCACGCAAGACCGAAGCGACTTTCTTGCATGCGTTTTCATTGACTGGGCAGAACAAGGTGGCAGATGAAATCAAGGTTTCATCGACTACGGTTTCTCGCTGGATTTCGCACGAAGACGACATGAAGCGCTGCTGCAAGATCATCGCCGCGCTCGATCTCAAGGTCGTGCCCAAGTCCGCCGTGTGCGTCTCACAGCGCACTTTCGAGGCGTACAAGATCCTCGCAGCCGAACACATGCGCGCTGTCTCGCGCGAAGAACAGCTTTCTTGGGACGAGTGAGGTGGCATGCATTACTACGACCACAATATCGGCGACTACCGGAAAGACACCGGGCACCTCACGCTGCTTGAGCATGGGATATACCGGTCGCTTCTCGACACCTACTACCTCGATGAGAAGCCGCTTACTCTGGATCATGCGAAATTAATGCGATCGCATAGCGTTCGCACTGCTGACGAAGTGCAGTCGTTCGAAAACGTATTGCAGGACTTCTTTGAACGCACTGAAGATGGGTATGCGCATAAGCGATGTGAGGCGGTAATTACCAAGTATCACGCCAAAGGTGAGAAGGCGCGCGAGTCTGCAAAGGCCCGCTGGGCAAAGGAAAAAGCACTTCTCGATGCGAAGGCAATGCGAACGCATAGCGAAGGCAATGCTAACCATAAACCAATAACCAAGAACCAAGAACCAAGTAAACCAACACCTTCTGCGCCGAGCGAAAAAATCTCGCTCACCGCCGATGGCGAATGGACCGCAATTGCTCCCGGCCAGCGTGTGCTGTGGGAGCGAGCCTATCCAGCCCTTAGCCTGGATGCAGAACTGGCCAAAGCCGCCGCGTGGTTGATGGCAAACCCGAAAAACAAAAAATCGAATTACGCCCGGTTCCTGACGAACTGGCTTTCGAGGGCTCAGGACTCCGCGAGGCCCGCGCCTAACGCCGTCGGCTACTCGCAGAAGCCGCCAAACCGACAAGAGGCCCTGGAGGCCAGGAATCGCGAAGTCGCGGCACGGGCCGCCGAGCGTCTGACCTTGGAGTTCGATCATGCGAACCACTGACATGCAAGCCTTCACGAAATTGCTGGCCGATGTTCACGCGTTCTATCGCCAGGATTTCTCGGACTTCGCGGCGAGTGTGTGGGCTCAGGCGATGCGCCCGTACGACTTTCCGGCTATTGCCGATGCGTTCGGGCGGCACACGGTGAACGCGGACACGGGGCAATTCATGCCGAAGCCCGCAGACATCGTGAAGATGCTTGGCGGAACGAGTCAGGATGCAGCGCTGGTCGCGTGGGCGAAGGTTGATAAGGCGCTGCGCCAGGTTGGTACGTACGCCAGCGTGGTGTTCGATGATCCGCTGATTCACCACGTATTGACGGACATGGGTGGTTGGGTGCCGCTAGGAGCGAAAACGGAGGACGAATGGCCGTTCGTGCGGAACGAGTTTGTAACCCGGTACCGAGGCTGCAAGGTCAGGAGCGAGACCCCCGCATATCTGTCCGTGCTTGTCGGCATCAGCGACGCGCAGAACCAGAGAAGTGGATACCGCGCGCAGGAGCCTGTGTTGATTGGGAATGCGAGCCAGTGCCGTCAGGTGCTGATGAACGGAAGCAAGGACGCTCCAATGGGTTTTACGAGGCTTTCGGGAGCACAGGCTGGCACAAAGGTAAAGGAAATCGTACATGAGCCGTCTTGAGGAAACCTTCGCACTGCATTGCCGGGCCTCTGCTCTGCCGACGTTCGAGCGTGAGTTTGCCTTTGCCAAGCCTCGCCGGTTCCGCGCCGACTTCGCATGGCCGGAAAGAATGGTGTTGGTCGAAATCGAGGGAGGTGTTTGGTCTGGCGGCAGGCATACGCGGGGAGCGGGATTCACGAGGGATTGCGAGAAGTCCAACTTGGCCGCTCTTCTCGGCTACAGAGTTTTCCGCTTCACAGGCGATCAAGTGCGCGACGGCACTGCGATCAAGACGATGTTGACTGTTTTCGGGGAGGTTGAAACAGCATGAAAGCTATTGCACGAATTCTGGACGCTATCGAGCAGCACGGTCCGATGTCTGCCGTAGAGATTGCGAATGTGTTGGGGATTAAATACGAGGCTGTGAGGTTCGTTATTGCCGGGTATCGGCAAGCTACTCCGCCAGGATCGCCCCGAGCGCTTCGCGTGTGCGCCTATGTGCGTCCGGGGACAATCCGAGGCAAGCGCGCTCAGATCTTCGAAATATCCAGCGAGCCGGACGTAACGTACGTTGAGACCCGGAAAGTTTCAAATAGCAACGCATTTGACTACAGGGCAAAAGCGATTTCTGACATCGATTCCGCGATTGCAAATATGTTGCCCGTGTTGCGCGCGCACGCAGGAAACCCCTTCGGCGTGGCCATGGCTCAGTGTGGGGTGCGGGCGTGAAATACCGTGGCACAACCCAACTCGCAGCGATCTGGTGCAACGATCCGGAGTTTCACGAGTGGCTGGCTGACTTGGCCAGCATTGAGCCGGACGATGTAACAACCGAGGGCGCTGCCGAAGTCGTGCGCAAAGCCTGCAACGTGGCATCGCGATCGGACTTCGACAAAGACGACTCAGCAGCAGAGCGCTTCATGCGAGAGATACGGAATCCGTTTAATGCGTGGCGCAACGAGCGCCGCAGTCAGCAAGGGGGGATGTCGTGAAGCTCTGTATTAATTGCAAACATTATTCTCCAGCAATTTCAGCGGCAGCTTTCGGCATCCTCGTCTGGGCTCCGCAATCATGCCGATACAGCGATTCAATTGACCCCGTAAACGGAAAGCCAATTTGGAAAAATTCGGACCCTAAAATTTCGCGCGGCGACCCTTCATCGTGCGGCCCCGATGCGGCGTGGTTTGAGCCACGAACCGATACAGTTTCACCCACCAGCAACAGCAACAGGAGCTTCAAATGACTGACGCAACGACAACGACCGAAGATACGACGGACGCAACCGCGACCGACACGACGGCATCTACCACGGATACCACGGCGTCGGAGGTCGCTGCTTCATCGGGGGAGGCCTCGTCCGCGTCCGGCTCATCGGACAGCGCTGCATCGGATACGAGCGCCTCGAACACGGGTGCCACGACTGCCGATACCGATACGGCAACGTCTGCTGCCTCCGCAGGTGATTCGACCACGGCAACATCCGATTCGGCTGGCTCCACGGGGGAGTCTGGCGCGGCAGTGCTGCCTACGTCGGCTGGCGATACCGCCTCTGCTGCGAGCGCGACCAGTTCGGAAGCAGTAGCAGACCAATCGGATTCCACGGATGCATCGACCTTGCAGGACGCAAGCACATCTTCATCCGCCTCCACTGATTCGGCCAGCACACTCCCTGCCGACACCACCCCAGGCGAAGTTCACATGTACTTCGAACGCATCAAGCAGGAGATTGAGCGCTTCGGGCGAAAGCTTGAGGATGAGGAACATGAGTTCTTCGAGCGGCTCAAAGCGAAAATCCTTGGCTAAGTAGCAACAGAAACTGTAATTACCGAATTATTTAGCATAGATTGCTAATAATTCGGTAATATTCAGAAATCTGTAATAGACAAACGTAGAATTTTTCTATATGGAAGCGCCAAAACGACGCGGGAAGAAGCCGGGATCGCCCAAGACGGGCGGTCGGAAGGCTGGCACGCCCAACAAGGTCACCGCTGACATCAAGGCGCTGGCGCAGTCATATGGGCCGGATGCGATCGCGAAATTGGTTTATCTCATGGAGTTCGCTGAGAACGAGGCCGTGCAGAAAAGTGCGGCTGATTCAATTTTGGATCGCGGATACGGGAAAGCGCGTCAGGCTGTTGAAGTGGGTGGGCAGGATGGCTTCCCTCAGGTTCTTGTTACGATCGTCAAATCTCAAGGGGTGTCCGATGTTGATAGCAGTGTTCAAGCCGAAGAGTGAAGCGAACGGCGAAGGCGCTCTGGTGTGGGGGAAGATCCATCAGAAGGAGATTTCGCGTGATGAATTGGATCAGCATGTCAGCGATGGCTGGCTGACTTCCGCGCATGAAGCGTTGCTGGCTGCCGATATCAAGAAGGCCGAGGATGAAACCGCTGATCTGAGGACGGAGATTGCCGATGCAGAGCAGAAGATCGATCTGCGCACTAAGGAAGGGCGGGCGCTGAAGGCGGCTCAGGAGAGTGGGCAATGAGTAAGCCATTTGTTTTGATTGATGCTGACGGGTCAGAGCGCTTGGGAATTCTTGAGAATGTGATGTATCAGGCTGTATTAGGCGCTAAAGAAATTGCTGTTAAAAAATATAATGACCCTGTTGATGTTGCTGAAAGTGTGGCAAGTGCTGCATTGGAAGCTTGGAATGTATTGCAACACGCGGCGAAGGTGGCGGAATGACGACGATTCCTAAGATTGCCTATCCCCCGTCCCTAGACCCGAACTCCCCCGAGGCTTGGCGCTTGATGTCGGACGCCGAGAAGCGCGATCATGAGCAATGCGAGATCAGGGAGCGCATGATTTGCTACGAATATGCTGTCAGGGCCGCATATGACGCTCTACATCGCGCGGGCGAAATAGACCCTCAGCAGGCCGCTCTTGCGATTGCCAGTGCTGCGACCAAGGCTCGGCTGCAAATCTGGAAGTCAAAATGAAAGCGCCCAAGTCCTGGTTCGTCGCGGAAGGGATAGCTGAACTCGGCTTGGCCGGGGCTGCTGTCGATATGGACCCGGAGATGATTGAGCGCGTTTCGCTTCGGCTTGACGCGAATCTGGCCGAATTAGAGACGAAGGGCGCACGCGTAAGCGGGTGGGTTTTCTCGTCTGAGCCGGAAGTTAATAACGGCGGCGTGATCGTCAATGTGCCGAATGGCTTGGTCAACCTCGTCATTCTCTCGGCTGCCATCGTCGCCGCGCCGAGTATCGGAAAGAATCTCTCCAGCGTGACTGTCGCTCAGTTGAAACTTGCGCGCGACAACCTGATGAATTTCCAGTCATCGAACATCCCAAGCATGCGCCGCAATACGAACATGCCGTTTGGCTCGGGCAATCAGCAGATGGCAGACGGGCCGCAGTTCTACCGCCGTCTTCCGCCTCAGCTTGGGGTCGGTCCAGATTCCAACTTTGACAATCCCGACATCGAGCTATGGGGCTCAAGTTCCAATGGTGGCCAGCGATGAGCACGATAAATCAGCTTGCATTCAACGACACGCCTCAATTGAGTGACCAGATTCCACATTGGAGCCAGAGTGCTGGCGTCACTGAACGCACCTCGATCAATCAGATTTTGCAGGTTTTGAATCAGTTGCCCACTGTGCAGCCGGTCACTGGATCGGGGCAATTGTGGCTTAACAATGGTGTCGTAACGGTGGCATGAAATGAATCTTACAGCAATCAGTTCGGTAACAAGGCAGTCTGAGCCCGTGTATTCGACCGGGCAGGCGCTAAACGTCAATGCTGCTATCGGCGGACAAGCGACGACTGCTGGAGCGGCTGCCGCCGTGCCAATGCAAACCGTCAGCGGGAATCTCATCCCGCTCGGCTATCAGCAGATCACCGGACCGACGACATCAACCGCACTGACTGTTCCGACTGGTGCGCGCATCGCCTTGCTTCAGGCCGAGAGCCAGTCTGTGCGCTGGCGCGACGATGGAACTGCGCCCACCGCTGCTATCGGCATGCAATTGCTTGTAGGGCCGGTGCTTGAATACGATGGCAACCTCTCCGCGTTTCGCGTGATTCAAACGGCTGCTACGGCCATCCTCAACGTTTCGTACTACAAGTGAGGTGGATATATGCCGCGCAGCAGACAAGGGATGCAGGGTCTAACGCCATCGACGGCGACGGTGCAGACGGTTAGCTATAGCACGAGCCCCTACACTTACGCTAATTCGACGCAGGGCATTCAGTCGGTTCAGGTGAGCGGTGGCGCTGTTTCGTTGATTGAATTGCTGGATAAGAGCGGTACGGCTACTACGATAGGCTCATCGTCGCTCGGGTTGCTCTCCGGCACTTTCATCTTGCAGCCAGGGTATTCGATTCGCGTCACATGGGCCGTAACGAAGCCCACAATCATCGTCTACTGATATGGCAACTGTTCCACTCGCGCAGACGCAAAGTTTTCCGATGCCGCTTATGACTGGCGGCACGCTCGTCACTGACGCGGGTACGGTAGAGGGTGAGTTCGCTGTAAATCTGAAGTTTCGGCAGGTGGCCACGAACAATAAGACTGGCACCTGCACTTCCCACGGCGGCCTAACAGAATGGATGGCGTCTACGGTCAGAGGAGAATCTGATCGAGGCGGCATTCTCTGGAACGGCTACATGTACCGGATTCAGGGCGCGTCGGTCTATCAGTATTCGACTGCGGGCGTGAGAACGCTTATCGGTACGGTGGCGAATGATGGCCTTAAGTGTCGCCTCGATTACAGCTTTGACTTTCTCATGATTGTCAGCGCTGGAAAGCTCTATTACTACTGCCCATCGGGGTTTAGCACGGCGTCATCTGTTGCCGTCTCGGGGGGCGGCCTGTCGTATGCGGTGGGCGACACGATCACACTCGGCGCGCTGGGCTTATATGCGACCGTAACTGTTACGGCTATCAACAGCGGCACCCAGGCTAGCGCAACGGCTCAGTTGACAGGAAGCGTCGTAAGTGGGTTCATCGTTACGAATGGTGGCACAGGGTACAGCAATCCGACTGTGACGATTGGCGCTCCACCTTCTGGCGGCACGACGGCGACTGCGCGTGCAATCGTAGATGACGGTGTGATAACCGAAATTCTAGTCGTGGATGGGGGATCGGGATACGGCACCGTCGTTCCAACTGTGACGATTTCCGCCCCTGACGGAGGCGGTGTCGTCTCGACAGCGAGCGTGACGAATGCGCCGCAGGTATTGACCGAGTATTTGCCAACAAATCCCGTGGCACAGGTTCTGAGTAGCGGCGGTGGCACTGGCGCATCTTTCAATGTCACATGGGAAAGCAAGGGCAATTTCATCCAGGTAGACATGGATTTGTCCGCTGGCATCACGACTGTCACCGATGCTTGCTACATGGCAGGCTACATAATGGTCACAGACGGCGTGGACGTGTGGTGTAGCTCGCTTGTGAATCTGGCTTTCTTCCCTGGGTATTACGGAAGCGCGGAATATGATCCGGACGGTATTGTCGCGATCTACAAGCTGAACAATCAGCTATATGTCCTCGGCAAGAACACTACGCAGACAATGGCGAACACGGGTGGCAATAACTTCCCGTTCACCGCTCAGTCGTCATACACGTTTGATATTGGCTGCGTTTCGCGCCAGACGATGTGCTACACGAACCATTCGCTTGCCTGGATTGGTGGCGGCAGGAATATGCCCAATGGCGTCTGGTTCCTTAATGGCAACTCTCCGAACAAGATCAGTTCGGCGGCTGTCGATTATGAATTGGCGAAATTGACGGCTGATCAGGTTGCAGTCGTAACGATGGAATCCATGTCGTTTGAGGATTCGGAGTTTATCTACGTTCACCTGCCGCACAAGACTCTCGTGTTTGATTTCACGGCGACAACCGCGCTTGGCGTGAAATTCTGGACGCAATTAAACAGCGGCCCGACGAGCACGAGCTATTACCGCGCACGCAATTTTGTGCAGTTCAATGGCATGTGGGCGGCAGGCGACGTTGCAGATAACCGGATTGGGTATCTCGACTCCACGACTGGTGGCCACTATGGCGAGCCTGTCATGAATAGGTCCACTGGACCGCTGACTATGCTGCCGCTTGCGTCTGCTGCGCTCCGATCGGTCGAATTGAAGTGCATTACCGGCCAAGCCGGTGACACATCGCGAGTAGGAATGTCGTATTCAGCAGACGGAATCAGGTGGTCACAAGTGCGTTTTGCGCCTGCCGCGCCACGTGGAGCCTATGCTAATAGAATTATTTGGCGTCCAGGCGCACTAACTATTGGTAAAATGCAGATGCGAATTGAACACATCACAACGCAACATGTGACGTGGTTTAGTTGTGATCTCGAATTAGAGGCGCTGAACGCATAATGGCAAATTTGACGCGCGTCGATCAGAAGTCTTTGCAGTCCGCATTAAATGGGGACTCGGCTGTGGCTGACGCGATCGGCAATGCCATCAATGGCAGTTCGATGAATTCGTTTTCCCCTGACCCGACGAATGGATCGGGCTCGGGAATGTACGCACAGATTGGAACGCTGAATTACGTGGAAATGACCATCACGCTTTCGAGCGCTGGCAATCCCACGGTATCACTACCCTTTACGCATCAGAGCCTGAGCAGCCAGTACGGCGTCATTCCGGGTGTCTCCGCGTCGGGTGTAGCAGTCAATGCACTGGTCCCTCCTGGGTCCGCGCAGGCAAAGCTATACCGGTACGACGGCACTTCCTTGGACGCAGGTACTTACTATTTGGGCGGTTGCTATGAGTCAGAAGTCGGGTGAAAAATCATGGTAGTGGCGTCGATTGGCTCCAGCGTCGTTTCGGGCGTGCTAGGCAGCGGCGCTTCAGCAAGTGCGGCAAGTGATGCATATGACGCGCAGAAATCTGCTGCCTCCAGCAATTTGCAACTTGCGACCGATCAGTACAACAACATGGAGTCGCAAATCTCCCCGTATTTGCAGGCCGGTCAAACTGGCTTAAACGGCTACACCGATCTTTTGGGCGCAAACGGCACTGCCGCGCAAAATGCCTCGATCAATGGCATCAAAACGGGCGCGCAATACCAAGGTGATATGCAGACGGCCAATGAGAATATCTTGGCGAATGCGTCTGCGACTGGGGGATTGCGGGGCAGCAACACGAGCAACACGCTTGCAAATACCTCGATATCGACGCTGAACAATCTGATCACGAACAAGCTTTCGGGATACAGCACGCTAATGTCGAATGGGCTGAGTGCGATAAATAGCTCTCAGAACGCCAGCAATGCCTATACGAGCGCAGCCACGTCCGCGAACAATCAGTCGGCCAATGCGACCACATCGTATGACACGTCGCTGGCGAATTCGGCCAATTCTGCCCTTGGCTCTATCACCAGCGGAATAAATCGGTATTCGACATATTACGGGTCGAACAACAATAGCTCTTCGTGGGTGTGACATGGCCGATCTAATCGACTTCTCGAATATCGGCAAAGGCATCGACGCGCAGATGAACAATGCGGCGCTGTCAGGGCAGCAGCTTGGGTACAACGACGCGACGATGCAGGGAAAGATTGCCGCGTCGAATGCTGGCAATCAAGCGGCAGTATCGAACTCGCAATTGCAGGTGAACAATAATCAGCGGCAGCAGCAATTCCAGATGGAGTCGTCTGCGCTTGCGGCCAATCCCAATGCTACTTCGGCGGACTATCAAGCGCTTGCGAACAAGTATCCCGAGTTCGCATCGCAGGTCAATTCCAATCAAAACCAAACGCAGACGAATTGGGCAAACATCCGTCAGCGCATGTCGTCTGATGCTGTTGCGACGGTGGCCGGGATGCAGGCGCGGTTGCAGGCGGGCGACACACAAGGCGCGCTTGATTTGCTTGAGCAGCGTGCGGTGCGGCAGGAAAACAGCGGCGATGCGGCAGGCGCTGCTTCGACGCGAGCATATGAAAACCTGATCACTAAGAGCCCGCAGCAGGCAATGCAGATTGCCTCTGGCATCTTGAATGCAGGCAGTGCAAATACTGCCAGCCAGCTTTATGCAAACCAGGGCGATCAGGCCAATGCAGTCGTTGCGCAAGGCTCAGTGCCAGCGGTTATCGCCCAGCGTCAGGCGCAGGCATCCCAAGCTGGTACGGCGGCGCAGTACGCGCCGGCAGAGCGGCAGGCTGGCATCAACGCTACCAACGCAGGCGTTGGGCTGACCACGGCGCAAACGGGCGTCGTGAACCAGCAACTGGCCGGGGGCAGTCCGACTGCGATTGCCAGCGCTCAGCCCGACTATCAGGCCGCTCAGTCGAATCAGCAATTATCTGATCAGTCGGGCGAACTGGCCCAGGCATTCTCTCAAGTCGGTAATGGCGCAACCTCTGGTGTGCTGGGTGCCACTTGGGACAACGCGGCCCGCAAATGGACTGGCGATACTTCGCAGCTTCAGCAGTTGCGCCAGGAAGCTGCGAGTCTGGTTACGAAGGCGGAAATAGGAAGCATGGTGAACGGAAATTTCACCGATGCATCGACGGCGCGCGCCGTGCAGAACGTCCCATCCATTACGGACAGCCCGCAGGCGTGGGCCGCATATTTGCAGGCGCGTCAAAAGTTCCTTTCTTCGATGGCAGCATGGTCGAATGCTCGCGGAGATTGGCAGCGCAGCAATAACGGATCGCTTGGCCCCGCATACCGTGACATGACCGTGCAAGGCCCGAACGGCACATCCATGTTTGTCAAGCAGGGAGATAGCTTCAAGACATTCAGCAAGAAGGTCGCGCCATCGTATTACAGCGCGCCGTCTCAATCCTCGTTCGACCCGACGCAATGACGAACTCCACATTCCCGACAAGCTACAAAGACCCGGTGTATGCGGCAGCGGACGCGGCTGCCTCTGACGCGGCTGGCATCCCTCAGGGTCTATTGCAGAGCGTGCGCACGGCGGGCGAGAAGTCGAACGCAAATCAGGTAAGCAGCGCTGGCGCTACCACGCCTTATCAGTTCACCGCTGACACGCGCGCACGCCTGAAGCAAAAGTACGGCATTGATGTCACTGCGTCACCGCAAGCCGCCGCGCTAGGGGCCGCATATCTGCTGAAAGAGGGCATGCAACGCACCGGCAGCGCAGCGGGGGCTGTCACGCAATACATTGGTGGGACTGATCCTGCTAACTGGGGCGGACAAACGCGCGCGTACACGAATCGCGTCATGTCCTCATTCGCGAAGCAAGGTGGGCAGGATACACCGCAAGCATCCCCGCAGCCGCAAGCATCGGATCCATTGCCGAGCGCCGCCTCGTATGGGCTTGATCCATCCGTAGTCGGGCTCGGGGGTGCGCCTACGCAGACGCCTGCCGCCACGATGACGCCGCAGACGCCGCCCACGCCAGTCGCGCCCGGTGCCGGTGTGAATGCGCAGATGGTCGCTGACTACAACGCCGGTCGCTTGTCACCCTCAGACATGGACTCTGTGGACGCTGGCGTGCAGTCGGGCAGCATCCAGATTGACCCGTCGCAGTTGCAGCGCCCACAGGCGGCTCAGGGTGTGCCACAGCCGAAAACGATCGGCCCTAAGACGCTCGCTGCTATGCAGGCTGGCACGCTGTCGCCTCAGGATTTAAAAACGGTTCAAGACGGTATCGCAAGCGGCACATTGGTGATGCCCGGTGGCGCTGCGTCAGGCGCACAACCAAAGACGATCGGCCCCAAAACGTTGGCAGCAATCCAGGCTGGTACTCTCGCGCCCCAGGATCTAAAGACCGTGCAGGATGGCATTGCCAACGGCACGCTTGTCATGCCGCAGCAGGCCGCCCCTCAAGCCCCGCAGGATCAGGGGCAAGCGCCTCAGAGTGCGCCGCAGCAGGCCACCCCCACCGATGCCAACGGCGTGCCGCTCAATCAAAACCCGGTGACGGCTGCGCAAAACGGATCAACGCTTTCAGACGTGGCGGAGCGCGGCGCGGGCGGCGTTCTCGGCAGCCTGCTTGACATTGCCAGCGCGGGCGGTCGGCTGGTTGGCGCAACGGACTTTGCGAACCAAGCGCATTCTGCCCGTCAACAGCTTGACGCGAAGATGGCCGCAGACACGAACGGCAGCATGGCCGGGAAAGTGGCGGGAGTCGTCGGCGGTGCGTTGCCGTATGTCGCGTCTGGCGGCGCAACCATTCCGGGCGCTGTAGCAGGCGGCGCTTTAGCGGGTGCAGTGCCGTCTATCGCTGCCGACAAGTCGACGGGCACCGTTGCGCGTGATGCGGCTTTTGGTGCTGGCGCAGGGCTTGCCGGTGGCGTCGCAGGGAAATATGCAGGTCAGGCAATATCCGCGCTTGCCGAGAACCCGACAATTGCGGCGGGGATCAATAAAGCGCGTCAGATGTTTGGCGGTGCGCCCGCAAAGGCCGATTCTATTGCTGCTGCCGGTGGCGTGGCCGATGCGGATACCGCCGCCGCCATCGCAGCGCAAAGCGGCAACACTCCTGGCGGCCTTGCCTCGAAGCTTGAATCTGCGCCCGCGCCGAATACGCCGGGATACACGCCCAGCGCTGCCGAATTGGCGGGTGATTCGAGTGTGACGGCGCTACAGAAGGCCAGCACAGACATGCATCCGCAGGTTGCGGCGAACGCCTCTGCGGACCAGGATGCGGCTATTTCTGCGGCATTGAAGAAGGGTGACGCGCCGGACGCGGGGATGCCCGCCAATCCGCAGGCAACAGAGCAAGCGGCTCAGGCCGTCGCGAATCGCGCGGATGAATTAAAGGCGCAAGGCCAGCAGGAATTGCCGCCAGTGAGCGCGCAAACCGCGCAGGCGCTGCAAACTCCGCAATTCGATGCGCCGATCAAGCTTGCCCGAAAAATGGCGGCGGATGAAGGGTCAGATGTCTTTGCGATTCATGATGCCGCGAAGCAACAGGCCGCTGCCGACACGCTCAAACAGATCATTGGAACGCCTGACGATTTGGCGGCAATGAAGAGTGCGCGGGGAGCCCAGGCTGCGGATGATTTCCTGTCTGCAAATCAGGGTTTGCCAGTAAGTACGCCTGGACTTGCGTCGATTCTCAAGCGCCCAAGCATCGTTGATGCCATTGGATCGGCTAATCGCGCCGCGCTCGACGAAGGCGCTCAGCCTATTATCTCTGGTGGCAACATATCAGGGGCCGGGCTACAGCGGATCAAGTCACTCATCGACCAGGATCTATCGCAAGCAGCGATGTCAGGGGCAAGCAGTGATGTCAGAACCCTAACGAAGCTCAAGCAGGATTACCTTGGCGTATTGGACAATGCGATCCCAGACTATGCCGCTGCCCGAGACGCATATGCGAAAGCATCCGGGCCGATCGACGCCATGCAGGCCGTGCAGTCGCGCCTGTACAGCGCAGTCGATCCAGCGAGAGGGGAGGTTTCTCCGGCCAAGCTGATCAACGCGATCAACAGCATCAAGGGCGAGCAAATGAAGCCGGGCATTCGCCCTGCTGATAAGGTTCCGCAGCCTACGCTTGATGCTCTGGCGCAGCTTGCCTCGCATTTGCAGAATAAGAACGATTTGACGGGCTTGCCTGCCGAAGGGCAGGAATATCTGCGCCGCGCGCTGGCATCGAGCGACAAGCACGCCGCTGCGCACGACCAGTTCAAGCAGGTATTGAATAGCGGGTCACCCTCATATTCGGAATTGCATGGATCACACGCGCAGGTCGCATCCGCCGTCGATTCTGCCGTTAAGAGTCAGTACGGGCTCAAGCAGGCTGAGGATTTGATCGGCAGCGCATCCACTCCCTCGCAATTGGGTGCGCTTAATAAGCTTCTGCCGACAATGGAACCAGCAGACCAGGCAAAGGCCGTGGCACTGCGGCAAGCGCGGGCGCGTGAGCTTGCCATGGAGGATGTGTCTGCGCGCAACCTGAATAGCCGGGGCGAAACAGAATTTAATCGCAGCACATTCAATAGTGCAGCAAAGAAATACGGCGTTTATATGTCGCCTGATGATGCGGCGCGCTTTAATTCCGTCTCGGCTGACCTTCAGAAGCAGACTACCGCATATGCCAAAACAGGGAAGATTGGCGGCAGCGATACCACGCAGCGCACAGGATCCATTCGACGCTTTGCAAATAATATCGGAAGCGCATTCAAAGACGCGGCGGTACAAAGCGCGCTAGGCGGCGCGGCGGGCATGGCCCTTGGCGGCCCCCTTGGTAGCGCTGGCGGCATGGCGGCAGGTGTACTAAGTGGCACTGTGCAGCGGGCCATCAGCCAAAAAGTAAGCGCGATCAGCACAGAGAACGCGGCAAAGCTTCTGAGCAACGGCAAGATGCTTGCCGCCGCGCTTCGCAACTATGAGTCGATTGCCGCGCGGCGCGAGTTCATCCAGGGATTGAGCAAGAAGGTGGGCCTGACCGGCGGCATCGCGGCGGGTAACGCATTCACGAACCGGAGCACCCCATGATGCCCGTTTTTGCTGTTGAACGTTTCCACGATGTGTATGAAGAGCTATTTCCGCTTTTGGTCAAGCATTACGAGGAAATCAGCCTGCACAAATTGAAGGGATACCCTTTGAACCCGAATGTGGCGATGTATCGCGCGGCGGAAGATGCGGGGCAGCTTGTGATGATGATTGGTCGATCAGAGGGCAAGATCGTCGCGTATTTCGTCTTGTTCGTGCGCCCGAGCATTCATTACATCGACTGCATGGAGGCTGTTGGCGACATCTTTTATTGCGACCCATCGCGGCGCGGGGCAATGATTGGAAATGCTTTGTTCGAGGCGGTAGAGGCCGAGTTGCGTCGGCGAGGCGTCAAGTGCTTGATGGCCGGAGAGAAGATCGCATTTCCTGCAACCGCGCTATTCACCCGTCGCGGCTATAAACCAATAGAGACGAAGTACGCAAAATGGCTCTGACAAAACAAGAACGCCTCGGGAAGGTATGGGATCGCGCATCTGCCCGGTTTGATCGCGCCTACGCGCCGCAAATGCAGATCAGGCTTGCGTCCCTTGAGGACCGCCGCTTTGCCTTTGTCGATGGCGCGCAGTGGGAGGGCGGTCTAGGAGATCAATTCGAGAATCGCCCGCGCTTCGTCGTCAACAAAGTGCAAAAGGCAGTGCGCCGGATCGTGTCTGAATACCGCGCGAACGCCATGACGGTGAATTTCCGCTCAAGCGACGACGCGAGTCGTCAAGCAGACATCGACTCTCTACGGATTGTTTATCGGTCGGACGAGCAATACAGCGGCGCGCAGGACATCTATGTTGCAGGGTTCGAGGAGGCTGTCTCTGGCGGGATGGGGGCATGGCGTCTCACGCACGACTATGACGCGCGCGCAGAGACCGATATTGACGACGATACGCCGCAGCGGATTATCTTTGAGCCGCTTCCGGATGCAGACAGCAGCGTTTTCTTTGACCCGGATAGCAAAAAGCTCGACAAGTCGGATGCGAAATGGTGCGTGGTCCTCAACCCGATTAGTTGGGACACGTATAACGATGAATACCTCGGCGGCGCGGTCGATATCGAAGAGCGGCCCACCAGTTTCAAGGAGGTGCGCAAGCTCAAGCAATTCGATTGGTTCGTGAACGAGCAAGTCTACATCGGGGAGTATTACGAGGTAGAAAAGCGCATTGAGGAATACACGGTTTGGAAGGAGCCGCACTCTGGCACCGAGAAAAAAGTGTATGCGGGTGTAGACGCCGATTCGCGAGAGGACGCAGCAGACCAGGAAGCTGAATTGCAGGCCAATGGCTTTATTCCTGCGCGCAAGGGCAAGCGCAACCGTAAGCGCGTGCGCAAATACTTCATGGATGGCGTTGGCATCCTGAAGGACTGTGGCTACATCGCTGGGACAGAGATACCGATAGTTGTTGTCTATGGATTGCGGCAAATAATTGATGGAATTGAACGATTCCAGGGTGCGGTGCGTCTGGCAAAAGACAGCCAGCGTCTATACAACATGCAAGTCTCGACGCTTGCAGACATCACTGCGTTCACGCCTCGTGAGGTGCCGATCTTCACGCCAGAACAGATGCAAGGTCACGCTGTTTCATGGGCAGAGGCAAATGTTAAAAACCTCCCGTTCCTGCTGATCAACCCTGTAACGGGCGCGGATGGATCGCAAACCATCGCGCCTCCTGTTGGATACCTGAAGAACCCGGACGTGCCACCATCGCTTGCTGCACTCATGCAAGCGTCTGGCCAGGACATGCTGGATGTGACGGGCGGCGATTTGGCGGCGGATCAAGTAAATTCCAACACGTCAGACGCGCTTGTCAGCCGCGTGCAAGCGCACCAGGACATGCAGGTCTATGTTTTCATCGACAACATGGCCCGGGCCATGGAGCGCTGCGGGAAGATTTACTGCTCGATGGCATCCGAAATCTACGTTGAGGAAAACCGCAAATTCACGGCAGATGCGGAGGATGGATCGGCGGAATCGGCCACGATCAATCAGCCTTCCCTCGATGCCGATGGCAATCCTATCATTGCTCGCTCATTCTCGCTTGGCCTGGATGTGTTCGTTGATGTGGGTCCGGCGTTTAATTCGCGCAAGGATGCAACGATCAATACGCTCGTCAAACTGCTGCCCGCAATCGCGGATCAGCAAATGCAACAGATCGTCGTCCAGACCCTGGTCCGCAACCTTGATGGCGAAGGGCTTGATGACCTCGCAACGTTTGCAAGAAAGCAACTCGTTCAAGCGGGTGTCGTTGAGCCAAACGACGAAGAGAAGCAGGAAATGGCAGCGGCGCAACAAGCCGCGCAGAACGCGCCTCCCGATGCCGCTACGGTCGCGTTGATTGCGCAGGCTCGGAAAGATAACGCGAGCGCAACGCAAAGCGAGGCGTCTGCTGTGGCAAGTCTTTCGACGGCAGAACTGAATCATGCCAAGGCTGCGCAGTCTGTATCTCAGACGAACGCATCGCAACTGGCCACCATCATGGCGATGCTTCAAAATCTCCAAGATAGAGTAAATGGTCAGGTATCGCAAATCGGCGCGCAGCAACCGCAAACGCCCGAGGATGGCAAGGTTAATGCAGCGCTTGCTACTGGATCGGCGACGCCTACACCGGGCATCAATCCGCTCCACGGGGCGCAAGTGATCCAATCCGCTCCGCAGGCTCAAGCAGCGCCTAGTGCGCCAGTCCAACAGCAAACAGCGCCGGTGCATGTAAGCAACCATCCGGCAGTCGGAAGATGAAGCGAGAAGAATTCTTCTTCCCCCCTGGCGAAGTAGGCTTGCCCGATTGGGCTGAATGCTTACTCACGCAAGGGCCTCGATATACCGTTTATCACGGTGGGCGCGGCTCTGCCAAGTCGATGTCGATTGCTACCGCACTTGTCATCCGGGCTACGAAAGAGCCGCTGAAGATTTTGTGTTTTCGGGAAATTCAAGGATCGATTGATGAGTCGGTAAAGGCGATCATCGAGACGCGGATCAAGGATTGCGGCCTAGAAAGCTTCTTTCATATTACGAATCGAGAGATTGTAGGAATAAACGGAAGCAAGTTTATTTTTCGCGGCTTGAGCGACCAGACGAAGACCACCATCAAGTCATTGGATGGGATTGACATTGCTTGGGGAGAAGAAGCGCAAGCTTTGTCAAAAGAATCGCTCCAGATGTTCTTGCCGACAATCCGTAAGCCGACCTCAGAAATATGGTTCAGTATGAACCCTGAGATGGACACTGACCCGCTCTATACGATGTTCATCGTAAAGCCGCCGCCAGATGCGCGTGTATTTCAGGTCAACTGGAACCAGAATCCTTTCTGGAATAGTGCGCTCGAAGCAGAGCGTCTGCGATCCATGGCGGACGAGCCGGACGACTATGACCATATTTGGGAGGGCGTGCCCAAATCGGCAGTTTCAGGCGCAATCTACCGGCGTGAAATGCACGTGATTGCGACACAGAACCGAATCAGGCCACTGCTTCCTGACCCGGTTCTTAGCACGCACGCGGTATTTGACCTTGGAATCAATGACGAAATGTCAGTGACGCTCGCCCAGGCAGATATCAGCGGCCTGCGTGTCGTCGGCTTCCACGAAGATAGCAACTATGGAATCGAGCATTACTCAGACTGGCTGAAAGATAACGGATGGAAAGATGCCATCGTGTGGTTTCCGCACGATGGGAATGCGCGCTCTGTTCAGACTGGATTGACGACAAAGCAGGCCATGCAGCGCCTCGGGTGGCAGGTGGAGTCAGTGCCCGATATCGGCGTGGAGCCGGGCATTAAGCTTGCCCGCAGCGCACTGAAGAATGCGTTCTTTTCAGACTCGGAGGAAGTGGGAGAGTTACTTGAACACATGCGCCGTTACTCGCGCGCCAAGTCGGGGCATCCAAAGCATGACGAGCACTCCCATGCAGCGGACAGTTTCCGCTACGTGGCCGTGGCCATGGCCCAATTTAAGACAGTCGCCGAGAGAAAGCAGAAGGCCAAAGACTTGGCAACGCGCGTCAACATCATTCCGACTGTGACGCGGTGGAATAGGTAGGGTGAGAGTGGCCGGCGCTGATCTCCGGCATATGCGAAGGCTACAAAGAATCCACACGTTTAGACCCCGCACATCAGCCTGTGCATTCACTCTCGTGTGTGACAACTACGTACGCGTAGTTACCCGACTTTACGGGTGCCTTATATGTGTCCGCACTCTGTTAGCTACGCTCGTTTAGCTATCACACACGAAAGCCCACGTCTTTCCGGGGTGTCAACGCAAAGTTTGACAGGCTTCACGATTTCCACGCTGCGGCACCATGGCTATAACGCAGTGGCACACAGGCCCTACTCTTTCCGCAAGTCTATCACCATGCTGATTCGATCCACCGCAGATTCATTGCGAACCTCATGATGCAGGTCGTTACGGAACCAGAAGAGGCGACCCGTCAGCATTTGCAAAGCTTCATCGTCTTTTCCGTCCTCGCCTTCCCCGCAATACAGAACCGCTCCCGGCTGCCCCTGTATCACAAGATGGAAGCGTTTCCAGTAACGGACATGCTCCGGCGTGTCTGCGTGCCGGAAGATTCTGCCTCCTGGCCGCACTCGGTTGATCATCACGCGACCGATGCGTGTTGCCTCGACAAAGCGCGCAAGGTCCAAAACGAACGGCTGCGCCTGAGTCAGAATTGACCAGGCAGGCCACGCCTTGCATTCGTGCTGGTCCACCCCCGGCAGCGTGTTCGCTTTGTAGCGCTCGATGTCCTCGTCGCTCATCCCGGATTGAATTTCCGGGAATCTCAGCATAATCGTGTCGGTGTCACCAAATGGGCCCTGCGGATACTTCCGCAAGAATGTGTCGGCTTCCCACAATTCAGGGCGCATCGCGATCGCTGTGGCGAGCGCGGACACATCCATCCCCTCTTTGATGACCTTAAAGTTCCTCATTCCTTGCTTACCACCACAAGGATTTGCCCGATACACCACAGTACAACAAGCCCGCAAAAGGCATAAAAAACTCCCGTCATGTCATTTCTCCGTAAAAAATGTCACATTTTTGATAAATGGTAGTTGTAAATGCTAAAAAATACAAATACGCAATGTATACTTTTTGCTGTATCTCAATCCGCCACAAAGGTGAGTTAAATGACGACCGAGACAGAAGTTTTACATGATGCGGAAGCGCCCGCTGAAGAATCGAATGCACCAGTGTTGTTTGAAGACGATGATGCCGAAGATGCTCAGCCTGAGCAGGACGTAAGCGCGGAAGAATCGGCGGAGGATGCCGAGGCGACTAGCGATGCCGAACCTCCCGAGGAAGATCTTCAGACAAAGGAAACCAAGCGATTTTCCGAAATGCGGAAGACGCTCAACGGTACGCTGAAAGACAAAAAGCGTCTTGAGCGCGAGCTTGAAGAAATGCGGACGCGCTACGCGCCGCCCAAGCCGACTCTCGGCCCAAAGCCCACACTAGATCAGTTCGACTACGACGAAAACCGATTCTCGGCAGCATATGACGAATGGGCCGAGCAAAAGCGTGCCGTAGAAGCGGAAGAGCGGAATAAGCAAGAGGCCGAACGCAAAGAGCAGGAAGCGCTAGAAGCGCATAAGCGGGCATATTCCGAGCGCGCCCGGTCCCTGGGCGTTTCAGATTTTTCTGAAGCGGAGCAGGAGATTCGAGACGTACTTAATCCAGTTCAAATCGGCCTCTTGATGAAAGGCGCGGACGATCCGGCTTCCCTGGTATATGCGCTCGGAAAATCCTCATCTCGCTTGTTCGAGGCATCAAAGATCACTGACCCCGTTAAATTCACCGTGCATATCGCACGCTTGGAGACTGCATTGGCTGCGAAGCGAACGGCAAAGCCAGCGCCTGAGCCGCGCGTTACCTCTGAGCGCGCTGCAACAGGCTTTAGCGCATCCTCGAATACTTTGGATCGCCTTCGCGAGGAAGCAGCGAGGACTGGCGACTATACGAAAGTGACGGCATATAAGCGCCAGAACAACGTTCGTTAATACAAACTATTGATTTTGTATTGCAATAGTCATAGAGTACCGAAATCGAGCGACAGCAATCGAGCAAAAATCCTTTTGCTGCCGACTCCAAGCTTCACGTAATTCAGCTTATCGGCGTGGCATGTGCCCGTTAGTCCTGCTGGATGCGAAATCAGCGGAAGAAATTCCGTCGTTCTCTCATTCGATAAGGATTCACGACCATGGCATCGCCACCCGCAGTAGCACAATTGTCCACGACCAATGCTTTCTCGAAAGAAGAGCGGATTGCGTGGGAACAAATTCTTGAAGGCTTCCATGACCAGTTGGTCATGTCGAAGGCTGTCACAGTTTTTCAAAACGATCAAACGGCAATGGCCCGCCAGGGTGACGTAATTCGTCGCCCGATGCCGTACATCGCGCGCTCGTTCTCTGGCCTTGATCAAACTGCCAATTTCGTTGGCAAAACGCAGCTTACCGTTCCCGCTGTCATTGATACCATCCGCAGTTCGCCGTGGACGATGGATGCAACGGAATTGCGTGACGCACTCCAAGAGGGACGCCTAGGCGCTGCTGCGAAGCAAAAGATTGCCTCGGATATCAATCTCGCCGTTGTGAATGCCGTCTCGCAACTCGGCTCGCTCGTAGTTAAGCGCACCGTTACGGCAACTGGCTTTGATGACCTTGCGCAGGCAGACTCCCTGATGAATGAACAGGGTATCGATTATGACGACCGTTACGCAGTCTTTGGCTCGCGCGACTACAACGCAATGGCCGGTAACTTGGCTGCCCGTTCGTATATGGTAGAGGGACAAAAAGCCGCCGATGCATATGAAATGGCAACGGTCGGTCGTCGTGTAGCTGGTTTCGAGCGTGTGTTGAAGGCGGACTACATCCAACGATTGACCGCTGCGGCTGGCGTGACGGTGACCGTGAATGGCGCGAACCAATACACGGTGCCGAAGGCCATCACGACCACTCCGGGCGGCGCGCTTCAAACCAACGTGGACAACCGTATTCAAGCGCTGGCTATTACGGTTGCGTCCGGTACTGTCAAGGTCGGCGATGCATTCACGATTGCGGGCGTCAACAATGTGCACCCCATCACGAAGGTAGATACGGGTCAGTTGAAGACGTTCCGGGTAGTCGGCATTGTGTCCGGCGCGGGCGGCACAGGAACGATCCAAATCACTCCCTCGATCATCAGCGGCACCGGTGGTACGGATGCGGAATTGGCATATCAGAACTGCACGGCAGCGCCTGCAACGGGCGCGGCAATCACGTGGCTGAACACCGCGAATGCAGCCGTCAATTGCTTCTGGAAGAAAGAGGCTGTTGAAATCTTGCCGGGACGCCTTGCCGTTCCTTCCGACCAAGGTCTTGCTGTTATGCGGGGCACGACGGACCAAGGTATCGAGCTTGTCATGACCAAGCAAGCGCACATCGAAACGTACAAGTCGCTATATCGGATCGATGCGTTTTTCGGGGTGTCTGTCACGAACCCGGAAATGACGGGGATTATGCTGTTCAATCAGGTGTAATTCTTCTGCGGGCGCTCTGTAAAGGGTGCCCGCGCGCCTGGGAGGGCACATGTCCAACAGCGAAGCGCGCTCGCTTGCTTACTTTACGGACACTTTCGGGCGTCCGTTAGAGTCGGGGAAGATCTATATAGGCGTAGCTGGCCTTGACCCCATAGCAAATCCGCAAACAGTCTATTCAGACGCAGAAAACACGGTTGTTTTATCTCAGCCCATTCGCACGGTGCATGGTCATGCTGCATCGGGGGGTCAGTATGTGCATCTTTTCTGCACTACGCCGTATTCGATCACGATCATGGATTCTTCCGGGCGAGTGAATTACACATCGCTCAATGAATCCGATCCGTCTCTGACCAATATTGGTAAAAGCGTTCCGAAGTCGGCTAGTACGCTTGCCGAGTTGCGCGCCATGGAGAGCGACTCAACGAATCAAGTGTTCGTGACTGGATATGGCATGTATTACTACGATGCCTCAGACACGACGTCTCCTGAAAGTATTCCGCGAGTGATCGTCGCTGACGATGGGTCGCGATACAAGCGTAGCACTGAATATGTCATCGGCGGATGGGTTCAAGCATCGGCAGCGGCGGATGCGACCGTAACAGGTGCGCATTTTAGCTACAACGACGAAAGCACAGGATATGCGCATATCACATCAAACCCAGGGGGCACGACTGGCGGCGGATTGATCGTCAGGACGGTGAGCGCTGATGGGTCGACGGAAGCTGGACGAGTGACCATAGGTCGAACTGGCAGCGTTGATGCGCAAGGGCAAATCGTAAGCAGAACCACGTTCCTGACGTCTGGCGGGGTTGTTTATCTGACTGCGGATGGTACGCGCTATCTGTCGTATGACGGCACGCAATACAACCTTCCTGGCGCTGCGCTCTATCTCAACAATTCGCCTGTACTCAATCTCTCCAACTATCTAACGCTTAACGAAACTCAAGCCGTTGGGTGCATGACGCTTGGTACTAGCACGCCGACTGTAGGTTCGTGGTTCGCTATCGGTCAGGCAAGCGGTATCTACCTATTCATAAGGACAGCATGAGCGCTTATTCGTCAGTGGCAGACCCCGTATGGGCAGATAGCGCGCATACAGCGATATTCGTGAATGTCGTGTTTGCGCATTTGGGTGAGACGCCCGTCAAATTCGGCGCGTCCCCGAAAGACTGCATGGATTACGGAAGAGAGATTTACGCCGACATCATTGCCGGAAAGTACGGCGAAATCGCAGAATATCAGGAGGCATCCACATCATGACCACAATCGATCAGCTCCCTGTAGATGACTCTATAGATTCCGCTGACCAGATTCCAATCTGGTCAAACGCTGATGGGGTAGCACGACGCGCATCGGTATCGCTATTCGACGCAAGATATCAATTGCCTGACGACGTGCGCGCTGGGCTTTATAAATTCATTGGCATATCCGCAACGCCTCCCACCACCCGATCGAACGGCGATGGACTGCAACTAGGCGATGTCTACACCGACACTCAATCGTTCCCTGTCACCTGGATTTACACGTCGCAGGGATGGGAAGAAATGTATGGTGCTGACATCCTGTCCCGTGCGTCCGGCTATGCGACTGCGGCACAAGCCAGCGCGACCGAAGCAGGGCAAGACGCATCTGCCGCCGCGACATCTGCTACAAATGCAGCGGCGAGCGCATCCCAAGCAGCCACGACGATCGCAAACGCACTGGTAAAGACGAACAATCTGTCGGACGTTGCAAACGTGGCAACGGCGCGGGCAAACTTGGTCGCGGCGAAGTCGGGGGCCAATTCTGACATTACCTCTATCACGGGACTCACGACTGCGCTATCGGCAGCGCAGGGGGGTACAGGCGGAAATATCAGTCTTGCGACGGGCGCGGCGCTGGTCGGCTTTAAAAATCCTTCTTTGCCCAATGCAGTTACCACGAACCTTTTAAATAAGAGTCAGGTATTCATTGACTTGAAGGTGGATTACGGCGCTGCGTGCGATGGCGTCACAGACGACACGAGCAAGGTCCAAAACGCGCTGAGCGATATGACCGGTGGCGGCACGCTCTTGATTAGAGGTACGTGCTTGGTTTCGGCGGCACTGACGATCGCATATGACGGCATCCGGATCGTAGGCAGCGGAATTATCTCTTCCGGCTTCTATATGACCAGCGCCACAGCAGACCTGTTCGTTACGACGACAGCGCTGCGCAGCGTCGAGTTCCACAATTTCAATGTGTGGTCGTCCGTCACAAAGACGGCAGGAAGCGTTTTCAATCTTGTGAACCCCGCGCGGTTTGTTTTTAATCGCATTTTCGCGGGCGATCGAACGACAGTGGCAGCGCAAGGCAGTCGCCTTTACAACGTGCTGTATATGGCTGGGTGCGATGACTGCCTAGTGACCGGCTGTACGTTTGCTGGCTTCAGCAATTACGCCGTTGCCGTGTATGGATCGGCAACGGCTCAATCAGAACTCCGTTTGACTGGCGGCACACGCATTAGCGTAGGCAATATCGGCGTCTTGGTCGGCGGCAATTTTGGCGGCATGTATCTTGGCGAAGTGTCGGTAGATAGCTGCGTCAAAGACGTGGTGATTTCGCAGGCATTGAGCGCGACAATCAATCGCGAAATCTTTCTTGGGGACATGTGCGTTCTTGACGCCTGTAGCGATACCTGCCTGGAAGTGCAGGCCAACGGGTGCGCCATATTGCAATTGACCGGCGCTTGGCTTGCCTCGGCTGGCAAGTACGGCACTGCCAGCGGCAACCAAACTTGCTGCAACATCCTGCCGACGAATCCCGCGCTTCGGTTCATTGCCTCGGGCGCGCACTTCTACAATGCTGCGAACACTGGCCTAGCAATCAACGGGTGCGCTACCGCGAACATATCCGGGTGTCAGTTCGACTACAACACGACTTACGGCATCAATCTCGCGAACAGCGCAGTTACCTCCGCAGCCATTTCCGGGGGCAGAGCGTTTAACAACGGCATAGGCATTAACATCGCGACGGGCGTTCCAGCGTTCTCAGTGATCGGAATGGATTTGACGGGGAACTCGACGGCAACTGCGATTTCTCCAGCGCTTGCTTATAACCGGTTCATCCAAGGCTGCTATGGCTACACGTCTTATAACTCAGGTCAGGCGACATTAAGCACGTCCAGCGCCTCCACGACGGTTACGCATGGCTTAAGCGGGACGCCATCAATAAATGACATCACGCTTACTTTGCTGACCGGCACCAATGCAACGTGGTTTGCGATCACGGCTGTAACGGCGACCACTTTCACGATCACGGCATCTGCCGCCGCGACCAGCACGGTCACGATGGCTTGGCGCGCTCAGTTGCCGAGAGTGTAGCGAAGAAGAATGGATACCGGGGAAATCCTAAAGCTACTCGGCGGCTCTACAGTCGGGGGCGGCGTGCTTGCGACTCTTGCGTATGCCGCCGTCAAGATGGCGATCCCCGCATTTGCAAAGGCGCGCCTCGATTCCAGTTCGCTAGGCGTTGCCGAGAAGCTGATCGAGTCGCTGCAAGAACAGAACAAAGCGCAGGCTGAAGAGCACCGCGCGGCGATGTTGCGCGCTGATGAAGCACTGAGGGCAGAGCGAGACCGCGCCGACGCAACGCGCAAAGTTCTCGAAGAAACCACCGCTGAACTCTACAAAGTCAGAGAGCAGCTTAGTCATTTAACCAATGAAAACATCAAACTCTCGGGAAAGATAGCCGAGCTTGAGCGCAAAATTAACGCCCATCCGGGGGTGAATGATGCCCTTTAAACCTAGCCCGCGCGTGCTTGTCGCGGTGATTATTTCATGCATATGCGGCGTGCTGCTTTGCGCGGCCACTATCGGTTTCGGAGTAGCGCAGTTCGTTGATCAGCGCCGCATGTCCGCGATCGTACTCAATGCCCAGGCGCGCGAAGATGCGCACCGTTTAGAAATAGAGAAAGTCCGGCTTGAGGCGGCGCAAGAGTGGCAAAAGAGAGTCGATTCGGCAAGCCGCGACGACGCGCAGCAGATACAAGATATCCAAGACTTGAAGGCGCAGAACGCTGTGTTGATGAAGTCGCTTGACAGACTGGCTCGCTCAAGTGAGCAGCGCGTTATCGCTGCGGCCAAGATTCAGAACAAGCTTGATTCTGTGGCGACCAAGGTGGAGCAGGTGAGCGATGCAACGCCGGGCATCAAGAAAGCAACTGGCGACATCAACAAAAAAATCGAAGATGCCAACCGGAGATTGAAATGATCCGCGCTTTTTCCCTTGTGTTGCTCTTGAGTCTTTCCGCGTGCGTGGCAGAGCCGAAGCGCACGTATCATCCGCCGCGCACGAAATGCCCCGATCTGCCGGTGCTGCCGAACCCGGCGACAGAGGCCGACAAAGATCATTGGATCGAACAGATGGCCACACTTTACCCGCAGTGCGCGGCTTCGCGCCGGGTATTCCTGAAGCCTGATACGGAGAGCAAATAATGGCCGTCATTGTGGTGCCATGGTGGCGTAAGGTAGTGTCGCGCGCCAGCACGAAATGCCATATCGCTGCTGTTGCGGTTCTTGGATTTTCAAAAGAAATAACACAGTTTTTTTATGATGTGTTGCCACGTGTATGGGAGCATGTTCCGCCCGGTCTTAGGGATCAGCTTCCACACTATGCCCCTGAAGCAATGGCCGGGACAATCGTAGTCTGCGGCATTGTTGTTTCGGCTCTCACGACTGACAAGGCCCTAGATCAAGCGCGATCGATTGGTGCCACGCCAGAACCCATCCAGCCTCCACCACCACCCCCAATGCCATGACTCCATTGCCAATGACACCATCGACGTTCCTTGAAAGTGCTGTGCTTCCGGCGCTCGACTTATTGCCGTCGAAGATGAATTCTCCGGAAGCGCAAGTGATGCTCGTCTCGATTGCGCAACAAGAGAGTGGGCTCAAGACGCGAACGCAATATAACGGCGGTCCGGCTCGCGGCCTGCTGCAATTCGAACTCGGCACGCAGGCATCGAAGGGCGGCGTGTGGGGCATCTATCTGCACTCAGCATCTCGGTACTGGCTCAATAGCCTATGCCAAGATCGAGGCGTCCAGTTTGACCCGGTCGCGATCTATAACACGCTTGCAACGGATGACATCCTCGCCGCTGGCTTGGGCCGTCTGGCGCTATTTGTCGACCCCAAGCCGCTTCCATCGTTGTCGGACAAAGTGGGATCGTGGGCGCTGTATCAACGCGTCTGGCGTCCTGGCCAGCCCCGGCCAGACACGTGGCCCGATTATTACTCCGCTGCCGTATCGGCGGTCGAAGCGGTGGCAGCATGAGCCCCTACCTCATCACCGGCCTTGGAGCCGGAATTCTAGGCATCGCGCTTGGCGCAGCGGGCATGCATTACACGATCGATGCCGCGCAGTTGGCCGGGGCGCACGAGGCGCTTGCGTCTGAGAAAGCGGCACACGCTCGCGACAATGAGCAAGCGGCAGTCAATCTCAAAGCCGTGTCTGACACAGCATCCCAAGCCGCTAATGCCGCTCTTGCAAAACAGACGTCGATGCAGCAAGCAAATGATTCAGCCCAGGCAACTATCGCCAAACTCCAGGGAGAAAAAAATGCCGCCGATCAAAAGTATCGTTCCGCTCTTGCTGCTGGCACTGAGCGCGTGCGCGTCGCAGTCCGATCCTGTCAAGCCGACAGTCCAGCCAGTAGCAGTGCAGTGCCCGGTAATCCCCAATCCGCCAGCGGAGGCGCTGTCATCGCCTCCCACGCAGACCTCGACCCAGCGGTTGCAGAACGCGTTTTCGGAGTCGCTGCCGACGACCAGCGCGAAATAGACAAGCTTGTCAAGTTGCAAGCTTGGGCCTGCACAGTGAAGGCGGACGCGCCGGGGTGCGCGAAGTAGCCAAATCCCGCATGTCACAGTGTGCCGTAAATGTCCCGAGGCACCTAAATGTCATGCGATGATATGGTGGATTTACCCGGATTTTCTCTTTTTCACGAGGCGTAACTTATTGATTTCTTTACCATCGCTTTTCGAGTTATGTTTTGTGATTCCAGTTGCCGTGGGTTCGAGTCCCATCAGCCACCCCAAAGAATTCAAGGACTTAAACGATTCGTCGCTTAGGTCCTTTTCTTTTTTATTCCACACATCAAAAGGTGGGTGTAGATCGCCGATCGGAGGTCACGCCAGCGCCACGCATATCGTCACCTCGTTGACACCTGCTTTTCCTGCGATATCGGCAATTGAATGGTGCCGTCACGTGTTTCCGCAATGTCCCGAGGAAAGGCACCGCTGCCGATGGTAGTCAAGAATTGCGTGCTCGTGATCTCGCGGACCGAACGTGCCAGGCACGCCTATTCCGAATACCTGCCTGCTGCATCAAGGTATTGTTGCTTATTTTCAATGTGACACCTTTTGTCTGCCTGCGACCGCGTGGATCTTTTTGATGTGATGCTTCGTTGCAGCCTCGCTATCATGTAAACAACATCCAGTAAGACGGCGCGAGCATCCGTTACCGAGAAAAAAGCAGTCCGATCGTCTGGTTGAACGAGGTGACGTCATCCTCTTGGCCTACGGATTCGAGCATTTGCTTCCCTACGCCGCTGACTGCTTCGAAAAGCTGCTCGCGATATGTGTCTGGCTCCTCATGCATATTGATGTGGCCGTTAAGCAGAATTTGCAGTATGAGCGCCTGCGCAGTCTGATTCAGGCGTAATTCTTTAATGTCGTTGTCCATGCGTGTCTCTTTTGGATCGGTATTGAAGCCCGGATTTTCGCACGAAGCGTGATGAGTGAGCGACTTGGAGATATGCTGCGCGCTGTATCCAGATGTATATTTGGATACAGCGTCAAACGACCGTTTGTATTTGTAGCGCCGTGGCCACGCAATCGTCAATATCGACCTATTGCAAGCGAGTTCATAAATTATATGTTTGGTACAAACATATAATAAATATTCATTCAGCGACGGGTGATCGCGTCGCCGCTAGCTCCGATGATCTCTCGTAATCTCACGTTGGATGATGCGGCAGGGATGTTGTATATCAAGGGCTTGATTTTCCCATTTTGATTAAGTGATGTGCCTATTGAAAGAAAATTTCAAATTTCATCAGCATCTGAAATTTATTTCAATGAATTTTTATTGATTGATTTTAGTATAATTTATTGTTAAATTAAAATATAAAATTGGTTTACGGGTTTAATGGTATTTTTATGGCTTTAAATAAATTTCAGGTCGGATTTTTTTGAAGAGGTGAGAATTAATTTTTTGAATTTAATTTATTTAATAGATGTTCATGAAATTACAGAAATTAAGATAAACTATATTTTTGGGGATTCAAATGCGGAATCCTTTACCTATCGACTCGACCTATCTGACGAAAGCACGAATGAAACATGGGTGCTCTCGGTTTACCTAGGGTTTTCCCATCCTGATGCGTGTCCGCTGCGGTCGATGTGCCGCAGCATCGAGCCCGTTCGATCGATGCATGCATTTTCAATGCCGTCATTCACCATAGTGCGCTGTATCGATCGGTACTTTTTGCCATAGCGTACCCATACCTTCGGGTTTCTCGCGAATGCTAGCCAGGCAGTAATCAGGTTCGACAATGAATGTCGTGGCAATTCAGCAACGTGAACGGCCGTCGTTATGCCGATTTATGCACTTCACGACGATTGTCGAAGTAATATTCTTCCAAGGGCGCAATGAGAATAGTGAAGTCTCAACTAATCATCATAAAGGGCGAGTCCTGATTGCAGCGCGAGAAGGGCGGGAGTAGCATTCCTGTGAATAAAGCGTTGAGACCAAAGGGCGGACACACCATATTCCAATATTGAAAGGATGTGTCCATCTACGATGTGCTACGGGAAGAACGACGGTGGGCAAATTGTTTGGTTGGGCCGCCATGAGTGCGGTAAGCGTCTTGGCCGGCGGCGTATGGCGCGTAGTGCTACTCGTCTTGCGGGAACACGCAATCGAGAGAGAAGATCCGTTAACGCAAGATAACAAAACCAGCATCGTCAAGCCGGCAACTATCACGCTGACGTCGGCAACATCGTCGGCACCTGTGAGTGATCGTCTGGTAAGCCATTAAGGCAGCTTGAAGAAGGGCCGTGCGCGGAAATGTGCACGGTCTTTTCATTTGCGTGTCAGCTTAACGCAATCCACTACGAATTATTTCAGACTCGGCTTGCGGATTGACGATGTTTTTGGCAAGTACCACCATCGCGTCATGGAGTGCATGCTGGCTTGCGCGCGACACGGCTAATGCCGCTGCGTGACAGGCCCCATCCTCGTGGTCGCTGCCGAATCCGGAGAGCGTTTCGTGAACGGTAGGTAGGCGCTGTCCTTGAGGCGTCACCGCGATATTGATTGTCACATGCGCTGTCCCCACGAATTGTGATCCGACGTGCAATTCTGGGGTAAACGCAATGTCGCTCAATACGTACCGATCCGCTGGCCCTGCCGAGTCGATATCACTGACGCCGTCGTCAACGACGACTTCCGGATAGGCTCCCATCAACGTGGCCCGTACCGAGTTAATGATTGCGTCGCCCGATTTGGACATAAACCAATAACCGGCGCAATTTCCGCCAGGGCGAAAGGCGGTCTTGGCACCTCGCAAATCCGTGGGAACGACGACAATGGCCTTTGGCGCCAGCCCAGGACCCGGTTGTGCAAGCATCGCTGCCTGTTGATAGCCTATCGGGACATCGATACATCCGCTTATCGCCAACGCCGCCGTTATCGCAACGGCGGCGTTCCTACCGCGTTTATGCAATGGCATACACCGTGGCATTGTTTCTTTTTTCAGCGGGGATGCGGCCCGCTGCGTTACATATTGCGTTTCCGGAATAGGTGGAGTCGGCATAAGTCTCTAAATAATGCTGCCCATTGGCGACGCGTTGCATAAAGACCCACGCGTGCCGCATTCTCGTCTAGGCGATATTACCGTCGGTCTCAACGCACGCAGTTGACTTCGTGCAGTCCAGTGTTCGCTTCAGTGCTCGTATGACCCCTCAGCGTTGCGCCCGCGTTCATTGGCAAGGCGGCCAAGCGGATTCAATAAAAAAAGCCATTCGATTATGGCATGTCGCGTCTTACGACGTCGGGAATACCCGATAAGAAGTGGTTACAAGCATAAGAGCACGGCTTCAACACCACGGTGTATCTTCGTACAGTACGCGTAACGAGACAGTTGAACGCATGACGATGACCTGAAAGGTGTCGCTTGTACTGAAATAATCTACAAATAAACGCTCCAAATAACCTTCGTTCTGCTTTCAACCGAGCAAATACGTCTCACTTTTCGTGTGGCTGCGTGGCAATTGTGTAAAAACCCGTAGTATCGTAAGCAACATCGTAGCAATTACGCCTCTGAAGAAAGACGCGTAGGCTGAATGGAGTTCCCCTTGTCCTGAGACTACGGCGGGCTGTCATCGGGTTTGTAAAGACAGCAACTTCGGCGTAGTTGCTGCGTGGCGAAGTCAGGATGTCGCTATTTAAATTGGATACGCAAGCAGCTATGTCGGCCTGTTCAGGGTGACGATGGACATCCCGGAACCTCCTGGAGCAAAACGGATGAAGCAAGAAGCCCTCATTGATGCGTTCGACCAAGTCGGCGCGATTTCCGGCGACGCAGTCAAAGCGCTGACAGTCGAATGGGCCCTATGGCTGGCGGGGAATTGGGAGCGTATCCCGCCGGCGGACCGAGGCATGATGGTAACCGTCGGTGGTGTCTTGTTTGATAAGGGAGCGACTTATGAAAAAGGCTTCATACCTCCCGCAAAACCGGCTATAAATGTACTGCCGGTACGAGATGGCCGGTCAAGCTAA